TCAGTTGGTAGAGCATGCGACTGAAAATCGCAGTGTCGGTGGTTCGATTCCGCCCTTGGGCACCACGCATTTTCTTTGCCCTTCAATTTCAATAGGTTGCGGGCTGTTTTTGCCCCACTGCACGGCGTTCTCGCCTAAGTGGGACATTTCGCCCTTGCGATCCGCTGCCTGAAGCCGGGCCAACGCGCTTTGCGCCAGCCGCTTCTGATCCGCGCCGAGGGTGTATCGCTGCACTTCCTTGAGCGAGCGATGACCGGTCACGGCCGCGATTTCGTGGTAGGTGCAGCCAAGTTCAGCCAGGCGCTTGGCCGCTGCCTTGCGCAGGCCATGCGACGCGCAATGAGGCAGTCCGGCTTCATTGCACCATTCACGGAATTTGTTGCCGAAGCTCTCCGCCGTGTAGGGCGTGCCACGCTCCGACAGAAGGAATGCCTGCCCGCTGCTCGCGCCAGGCGTCGCAGCGATGATCCGCGCCAGTTCCGGCACCATGGGCAGGGTCAGCGTGACGGGCTTGCTGCGCCCGTTCTTCACCTGGGTGAAGGTCAACAGGCCGTCATGCAAGTGGCGTGGCCCCAGCCGCACGACATCGCTCCGACGCTGGCCGGTATAGAGCGCCACGGCAAACGCGAGACGCGCCTTGCTGCCAACAGGATGAGTCGCCTCGTATTGCTCGACCTCGGCCGGCGTCCATGAGTGGAAGCCATCGCCGCGAGAACGGATATACTCGACCTCTCGGGCCGGATTGCCCTGCACCAGGCCGGCCAGAACCCCATGCTTGAAGACGGCCCGGAGCGCCTTGACGATTGCGTTGCCTGCCTCGGGCTTGTCGGGCTTCTGGTCGCGCAATTTGCGGATATGCTTCGGTTCCATCTGGTCGGCAGGCCAGTCACCACAGCGTTCGCACAGGCCGTCCAGGATCAAGCGCCTGACATGGCGTGTCCGGGCCTCCAGTCGCGCGGCTTCCGGAGAGCGGTGATAACTCACGCACAAGGCCCGAAGGCTCCCATCGACAATGACTGGCCGCACCGGCTCACGGGGCAGGATTTCGCCGTTCATCGCCCGACGATACTCGTCGTCAAATTCTTCCGTTCCCGGCATGCACCGAAGCCGAATCTTCGATTGGCCCGGCCGGCGCAGATAAAGGCGCACGTTTCCATGCCGATCCGTGTCCTCGACGACATAGCGATAGCGACGGCGGACCTCGATCATTTCAGCAGTTCATCCCACGGGTTGATGCCGGTGCCGGCCGCGCGCGCGGCGGTTTGCCCCGGCTTGCGGTCAAGCGCCGCCATGGCGTCGGCCAAGTCTCGCCGATCCCAAATGACGCGCCGGAAGACCCTCTTGCCCTTGGGCATCAGACCTTCCTGCACCATGCGATCGAACGTAGCTTCACCCACGCCAATGAACTGAGCCGCCGCCGAACGACCTAGCCCCAGCGGGGCCAGCATGGGCGGCAGGGCATCAAACCGTGGCATCCGCGCCTTCCTTCCTCGGGTTGTAGCCTTCCTGTTCGCGGATTTCGTCCACGGTCAGGATGCTGTTCTGGACAGCGATGCCGTAGGACTGCCACCGGCTGGCGTAGTCGCCACGCATCAGGCTGGACATGTCGATCACCAGTTCGAACGGGCTTCCCTGTCCGAAAATCGACCGGGCGAATTCCGCCTCGATCTTCCGCACCCATGGCATCAGCGTATTCTGGGCAAACCAAAGCGATGCCTGGGCGGCGTTGGTGAATGTATTGTTGCTGTAGTCCTGGACGATCGGCGGCGGCACGCCATAGATGCGGCACAGTTCCGCCACCGAATATTTGCGGCTATCCAGCGCCTCGGCATCTTCCGGGCTCAGGCTCATGCCTTGCCACTGCATGCCGCCGCCGAGGAACATGACCTCGCGGGCGTTCCGCGGGCCACTCATTCTGGATTTGAACTCGGCCTTCACCGCCGCCATGGTGGCGGGATCGGGCCGACTCTTGCTATCCAGCAACGTGATGACACCGGACGGCACCGCCTGGTTCCGCCACATCGACAAGCTGTAATCCTGCAACGCCCGCGCGCCGGCCAACACTTCCCGCGCCCGGCTGATCCGGCTGCGGCCGATCACGCCATCGTCTGAGCGGTCGCGAAGGTGGAAGATATCTTCCGGGAAGTAGCTGCGGGGCTTGCCGTCCCACGTCATGACGTCATAGCGCAGCCGCCCGGATGGCAGGCGGGTGATGCCGACACATGGCCACGGGATCGGCGTCAAGGACGCAGGACGGCCGGCACCGTCCCATTCGATGACCGACACCGCGTTGCCATGCAGCAGCACGGACGCCAGTGTCCATTCCATCCAGTCCGGCCCGGTCTGGCGGTCATTCGGACGGCGCAGAAGCCGCGCAGCCGGGTGGCTGGGGGCTTCGGTCCGGCCGGCAGGGTCGCGGCGATAGACGTAGGTATCAAGCGCCGCGATGCTGCCGGAAATCGCGTTCACGCATGCCAGGACGGTTGACAGGTTTTCGGCCTGGTGCGTCCCGACATGCATATCTGTGAAGAAGGGCAGGATCGGTTCGACCGGAGCGGCATCGCGCCGCTCCGCCCTGGTGTCGCCCGTCAGAAACCGCGAGAGGAAATCAAATGCCTTCACGGATCGCCTCCATGAATTTGAGGCGGCGATCAATCGGCATGGTGATAGTCTGGAGCGCAGCCAGATATCTGCGCCGCTGGGCCGCTGTCATGCCCTTGCTCAGACGGCTTCGTGCGCTGACAGACGTGTCCGCATAGGCGGGAAACGCCTGCACCACGCTGATCTCGATCAGGTTGACGGCGCGCAGCTCACGCCGGTCTGTCGCCGGCCACGCCTCGTCCTGGACGCGAAAGCCGAAGGACATGCCGCCAAGGTCCCGGCGCTCGGCCAGGGCGAGGATATCGTTGCCCAGTTGGGTCGGCGGCAGGTCCAGTTCGAAATGGAGCCCACGCCTGTCTTCGGCCAGGCGCAGCGTGCCCGAGGCCGTGCGGGCCAAAAGTCGGCCCGGATCATGATCGACCAGGGCGAGGATATCCGGGTTCGCCGCAAGGGTGCTGCGGAACGCGCCCGAGGCGATGCTTTCGGTATAGCCGCTGATCCGGGCCGGCGACCCGAATACAGCGGCGTAGCCTTCCAGCTTGCGGCCGGCGGCGCGGAATTCCACGCCACACGAACGCCTTTCCACGCCGTCAGCCGCCCCGGTCACGGCGTGATGCCCGACAGACGCAGGAGGGTCTGCGGCCGGATCACCAGCACGTCCGCCCGCATCCATGCCACGAAGCCGATCTGGCCATTCTCGGCGTAGAGTTCATTCAGCACCGAGATTTGCAGGCTGGTCCGCATCCCGACATAGACTTGGCTGAAATCGCCCATCAGGATCGAAGACCCGTTGGCGCCAGCGCCCACGGTCTCGTTGACCGGCACCGAGGTTGTCGTCAGGCGGGGGATCGTCCCGACATCAGCCGGGGCCGTCAGCGGGTTGTTGTTGGCGTCCTTGAAGCCCCGGATCGCGCGATTCGTGCGCGGGGCCATGACCATCGCGGACACGGTGCCGGAGTTGACATTTTCAAGGTCCAGCACGCCGTCAAGGATCGGGTCCCAGTTGCCCAGCGCGGCATTCAGCGCCGTGGTCTGGATGCCTGCCGTGTTGGAGATGCCAAGCGGCTGGTTGGCCGTGCCGTCACCGAACAGGATGGCCTGATCCAGCGCCAGCGCGCCCGAAGCCGCGAAGGCGGACCGGATAATGCTATCGACGTTCTGGCCGTCTTCCAGCAGTTCCCGGCTGATCTTGCAGCGCAACGCCCACGACTTCGCCTTCATCGTCACCTGGTCGAAGGTCGATTCGTCTTCGACGATCGCGGCGTTCTCCGCCCGCCATGCGCCCACGGGCGTCTTGGTCAGCCGGCCGAAGGTCAGGGACTGCGAAGCCATCGGCACCGTGCGGCACCCGGCGCGGAAGGCAACGGTGCTGGCCCGGAGTTCGTCCAGGATGCCGGCCGCAACCGGCAATGGCACCATCGCGCCGCCCGAACCGATGCTGCTTTCCGACAGCACGCGGCGTTCAAGGTCGGTCTGCGCCCCGCGATACAGAGCGCGCAGGAAGCCGCCGACACCCAGTTCCTCGGCCGCGCTGTTGCCCGACTGATAAAGGTCCGCGATGGCGTGGCGCTGTTCCAGAACCGGCACCCGCTGGCCGTTCTGGGCGATCAGGCACAGGCCGTCGAAATCAGCCGGGATGCGGGCACCGTCTCCGCCGATCTGGCGGGTTTCGGGTTCCGGGGCGCCGCCGCCGATCCGCGTGCCGGCTGCACGGCGTTCCAGGTCATCGACGGTCTGCTGGCGGGCGATGCGCTGTTCGATGCCCGATAGTTCCGTGTTCAGGGCATCCCAACGGGTCTGCGCCTCGGCCGGCAGGTCGCCGGGGTGGGCATCATTGAGGGCGCGCAGTTCGGTGCCGATCTCGGCCCGGCGGGTCATCATTTCGCGAAGGGTCATGATTATTCGCCCTCCGGAACGCGGTGCGCCTTGACTTCAAGGGCGTTGATGAGCCGAAAAAACAGTTCATCGACACGCATCACGCCGGCTACTCTCCGCAGCCCCGGCTTCACCCCTGGCGGATAAAACAGCTTCTCGTAAAAGCTCTGATCATTGTGCTGGATATTGAAAACGTGCCCGAATTCCTCGTCGGCATACGCGGCCAGCATGGTGTAGCCCTTATCATACGGACGACCCGGACGGCGCTTGATGACTATCGGGTCATCACCCCATGCGGCTCCGCCTTCGCCTAGAACCGTAAACGAAAGAGCGATGCGCGAGGCTTTACTTGCCGGCAGGCCCAAATCAACGAAATGGGCCATGATAGCGACTTGCATGGCCTGGCTAAGGCAAAGCCGGCGCTCAACGCCCTTCGCCTTGTTTTCGCGTGCGTCGGCCTCAGCTTCAACAACAGGAAGCTCGTGCGACTTCCATTCTTCGCGTGCGTCCTTCTCAATTCCACCCAAGATAAGGTCGCGCACAATCCACGTTTTGAACGTGTCGTATTTAACGCCCGTTGCCGCGCACACTTCTTTCGTCGTGTAGCGCGGTTCCGAAACAGGAAATTCCCGGATATCCAATTTGCTCTCCTTTTAGGTCCACGTGAACCTTGCCGATGAAGATACGCGCGAACCTTGCGGGCAAACAAGAACAAAGGTGGGACAAAATCAGGCCGTCAGATCGCGCAGGATCGACGCATGCTCGGCGATATCATCCAGAAGACTAAAGACGATCCGCATTTCTGGGCTTTCGTCATCTGTTTCGTATTCACGGACATAAGTCGGCAAATACTGCTGAACTGCCCGCGTCTTGGCCAGTAATCCCGGCGCACTATTGGCTGAAATTCGGGAAATTTCTAGAAGAAATTCATGCTCCCGCGTCACCAGCGCATCCATTTCCGCCTCAAGGCGCAAGTCTTCGGCTGTTCCATATTCCGGAAGCGGGTCAGGAAGCGGCTTTTCTATTTCGGCACGGGTGCGCGTAAAAGCGTCGCACAGCGCGATCAGCCGGGCGTCGGAATGGGTATCGCGTTTCGCGACCCGCTTGGCCGACAGCGTTTCCGGCTGGGCGAAGCTCGCGGCGGCAATTCCGGCAAGAGCCGTTGCAGCGCCGGCGGTGAAAAGGTCACGACGGGTCGATGAGCGCATCGCCATGAGGGCGGCCTCCTTCAGCTTGATTGCCGAAGACGCCCGCTGATCAAAGCGCACGCCTCCGGGGGTTGATCACCTGGCTGAAGTCAGGTCGAGAGGGTTTTAGGGTTGCCCCTTGGACATGCCCTTTCGCCCCCGGAGAGAATTTCGTGCGGATATCCGCTTACGTTGCGGTTGCCGCTTCAGCCATAAGGAGTGATCAAACTCCGAGGCTGACACTGCCGAAGTGACAGACTCGCGTCAACCATCAAAACGAAAACACCTCGAAAAACGGCACCACAGGCGCAGGCTGTCGGCTGGCCTGCCCTACAGCCATCACGGCCGCGATCAGCGGATCAATCCGGCCGCGTGACCGGGCCTTGTCCAGCTTCCGCGCGCCGGCCGGGTCGGTCGTGACAGTGACGTTCGACAGGCACCAGCGCAGCAGCGGGTTGCCGCCATGGTGAAGCCGCCCGTCCAGCACCAGGCGCTCGAATTCCTCGACGCTCGGCCCCATGTCCTTGAAGCCCTGCCCGTGCGGCGTCAGGGGCAGCACGATGCCCTCGGCGTCAAGGATGACCTCCAAGTCCTTGAAGCCCCAGCGGTCGAAGGCGACGGCCTGTAGGTCGTAATCCTGGGCGATCTCACGCAGTTTCTCGGCCACCCATGACTTGTGAATGGCCCGGCCCGGCGTCGGGATCAGGAAGCCCTGCCCGCACCACAGCGTATAGGGCGCAAGGTCGGTCTTTTCCTTCACGAAAAGCTGCCCGTCCGGGATGAAGCCCCACACCAGCAGCCGGTCATCATCCGGGAACCACAGCGCCAGCCCGCACAGATCGGCGGCGCTGCCGAGGTCCAGACCAGCGATGCAGCGACGGCCGCGCAGCTCGGCCGGGTCGAACGGTTCGCCCAGTGGGTCCCAGTCGCGCGGATGGATGAACCGCTCGTCCGCCTCCACCGGCTGGTTGAGATGCAGGTTGCGGAAGACGGACTCGCGGGCCGGGATACGCTGCGCCTGGGCGGCCGTGGTCCGCATCTGCTCGACCGACAGGAAGTCGCCAAGGGCCGGGTTCGCCAGGTGCCACAGGCTCTCGTCCCACGGGTCGGCATCCATGGGCACGGTGAAGATATGCGGGCTGAAGGTCGGGTCCTCGATCACCCCATCCCGGACCTTCTCGCCGTAGCTGACCATCTCCGACATGGCCGACAGCGGGTCGGCCGACTGGGTGCTGATGACGATGCCCAGCGGCTCCGCACGGGCTCCGGTGCCGGTCGCGAGGTTGTCCAGCAGCTCCCGGTTGGGCCACTGGGCAAGCTCGTCGGCGATGTAGAAGCTGGGCGAGAGGCCATGTGCCTTGCGGGCATCCGACGACAGGGCGGCGTAGGTGCTGCCCGTCTCGGCGTCCTCCAGCGTCTTGGAGAAGTCCCGCACGATGACGCGGCGGGACAGTTCGGGCACGGCCTCGATAATGGCCTTCATTTCGCGGTAGATCAGCCCCGCCTGGTTGCGGTCGGCGGCGGCGGAAAAGACCTGGCCGCGCGGCTCGGCCTCCGGGCCGCACAGATGCACCAGGGCGAGCGCGGCCGCGAGGGCGGACTTGCCGTTCTTGCGCCCCATGCTGATCAGCGCCTGGCGGACGATGCGCCTTCCCTTCTCATCCGTGGCGTAGAGGGCGCGGATAATGTCCTTCTGCCACTGGCGCAGCTTGAATTTCCGCCCGGCATGCATGCCGCTGGTAATCGGAAGGTCTTCGATCCAGTCAATGACCACCTGCGCCCGCTTCCCTCCCTTCAAACGGCGCTTCGTCGTGGCTTTCTTTTTGATGACGGCGGGTTGTTCACCGAACAACGGCAATGCAGAGAGCGGCTTTTCAACGTGAACCGGCTTCGCGCCGGGTCCTCGACGGCCCAT